TATGATATTTTGTCCGTAAGTGTTTATGTATTGCTGTACTAATAGTTCAGATAAAGTAAAAAACTCACCTGCAGGATCTTGACCATATCTATACCAACCTGCAGCTACAGTATTATTGCTTAATATTAACGAACCTTTACAAGATGGATAAAAAGAATCAGAGCCACTTGATCCGTAAGGGAATGATGTTGAATATGTATATTGTTCATTCTCAACTAAGGTTCCTGTTAGATTATATGCAGAAACTACTGATTTAATCTTTAGAACAAAATTAGTAAGTGTCAAGAAGTTAATTCCTTCAGATATTCTGTAAGTAAAGCTTAATTGACCACTACCAGGAAATATTGCAGTTTTTAAATCTAATACAAAGTCTTGAGCAGCTCCACTTGTTTTAGGATTGTAAACTGTATATGATGTAGAAGTAGTTTGCCAGTTTCCATCATTATTAAGATAGTATATAGTAGAACCAGTATTTATTGTTATATCTATAAAACCAATAGGAGTAGCAACCGAGTTAGCACCAATTGTTATATTTAATTGCAAAGAATCCCCTGTTGTCACATAAGCATTAGACGAAGAATTAAGTGTTACTGCTGCAGTACCTGCTGGACCTCCTGATGGTGCGGTTAACTCAAAATAATAATAATCTAATATTGTGTTTTGCTGTAGCGTACAAGTTCCATCACCTGTTGAGTTTCTAGTCCAATAAGTTGCTTCTGTACCATCATTATCCTCTAAATTGCCATTTGGTATATAATTTGGAGCAATCTCTACATCTGCTTCAGCTATAATCTTATAGAATCCTTTGTTAAGTATTTTTAATTGGCTATTGTCTATAAAATATAAACCTGATGTATTTGTTAAATATGGTTGTATTATAGATGAAGTATTTATTAAGTTACCATCTAAATTATTTACTCTTGTTCCACTTGTATTGTATTCTGTGTAGTAAGCATTTGTTTCAGCAAATTCATTTACTGATACTATCCACCATTTACCATTAGCTTGAAATACTCTACATCCAAAAGATTTAGCTATATTGGTTATGATTTCTAAACAATTAGTATATGTATATTCATCTTTTAAAAAGTTTCTGTAAGCCATATAGGTTTGTACAAATGGATCTTGCCAAGAGTTTACGCTTCTATCAGACATCCCATTAGCAAAATAAGAACACATTGTAACTGTGTTTCTATTGTTCTTAAAACCTATAGCATTAAAACAAGTTCTTAATATAGTAAGCAATGAATTAATATCATTAACACCATTATTTCCTGCAGGTGGCTCAAATGGTATATCTTTTAACATACCTAAGCCATCTGTAGCATTAAAGGTTGCTATCTTTCTACCTGTAGAATATGATACTTGAACATTGTCATTAATGATAAATCCAACCCACTCAATTACGTTATTAACGTACATTTCTACATAGTTGTATCTATCATCTATATTAGTAAAATTAATAATATTAGATAATTCATCCGTAAAATCTATAGATATACCTAATTGTGAGGCAAATATAGGCTCATACGGATCGTCTGAATTTGGAATGTACTCAAGGTTTAATCCTGCTCCCTGAAGGTCTATAATAGCTCCAGAATAGCCATCTTGCCATATCTTTAGTTCAACATCTTTATCTGCCCTTGTAGCAAATGTTACTGAGTATTTTTGTCCGTATGCCATTATCCTCTTCTAAGATTTAATGATTTTTCACTTCTATTCATTGACAAAAGTAAGTCTTGACCTCTTAATGTAAACTTGCCTCCTGATGAATTTGATGCAATAGCTGGGCTTAGATTATTTGAAACTCCTTGTGCTGTATTATTAGCAACTTCAGCAGTTGATTTTGCTCCAGCAAAGTCTAAAGTACCAAATCCCATACCGCTTTTAAACAAAGTTGCAAAGTTTTTACCAAATTCAGAAAAATTAACTATTCCTAAAGTAGATAGCAACAATACAGTTAAAGCAGCTGCTATGGCTACCTTAATTAATTTCTTTAATATATCAGTTAAAGCTTGTGATAAAACCTCTCCTAATGATGCTCCTTTTTCTAATAAAGAATCTAATGCTGGACCCATAGCTGACATTATACTTGTTCCTATAGCTACAATGTCTTGCATATTTTGTTTTGCAGCATCAGTAACAGTTTTATTTTGCTCTATTATTAAAGCAGTTCTTTCTGCATTAAACTCAGTTAAGCCTATAGTACCTTCCATGTACCCTTGCTTAAGCTGTTCTAAATAAGCATTTTGTAATTCAAGTTTAGCTTTATAGTCGTTGCCAGTTAATGCTAATTCTGCTTTATATTGATTATTTAAATTAGCTATAGTATTTTCAGAAGTCTTTTTATTAAACGCAACCTTATTTTTATAATCTTCTTGTAATTGTTTATAATATTCTTCTTCTAGTTCTCTTGGGCTTAATTCATCTGGAGCAGCTTCAAGTTGACCAAATCTAGCAACTTGTTTAGCTATAAAGTCTTGTATTTTCTTTTGAGCTTTAGCATCTTTTTCTGCCTTTTTCTGAGCATCTGTTTTACCAGTTTTAGGTTTAGTATCATCTAAAGTCGCAGCATCATTATTTTGTATTTGTGCAAGTGTATTTGCATTTAATGCGTCAGTAAATAACTTTATAGTACTTGTAGAAGATTTTATTTGCTCTTCTTGATTAGAAAGTGCAGCTATACCAATAGTTCTTTCCGCACCTAAACCAATAGTAGCACCTATAACAGCTGCTGATGCCTTTTCTAAGAAACCTAAATTCTTAATTGATTCCTTTTGGCTTTGTGATTGTAATTTTAATAATTTAGCTTCTTCCTCTGCAATTAATTTAGCGAAAGCCTGAGCTTTAGCTTTTCTTATTAATGCAGCAGATATTTTATTTATAATTTCAATTAACTTAGCACCATCAGTAATGTCTGTTTTTTGTAGTTCTAAATTACCCTCGTAATTAGATTTTAATTGATTTAATGCTCTTGTTCTTTCTCCAGTAGATTTAGTTAAATCATTTATTATAATTAGCAAACTTTGATTTACTGCTATTTCCGCTTTGGCATCCCCTACACTAGTAGAAACAGCTTTATTCATTGATTGAGTTGCTCTATCTAACTCCGTTATGCCATAAATAAGTTGTACTATCTCTTTTTCATAAGCCGTTGTAATTGCAACAACAGCAGAAAATGCAAGATAAATTGCACCTGTTGCACCAGCTATACTTCCAACTAATGCTGGTAAGTTGTTTTGAATACCTCTAAATCCATAAGGTAAATCCTGAATAATTAAAGCTAGATTAGTCCATTGTTGATTAGACTTTTTTACGGAATCTCCAGCACTTTTGATTTTGCCTTGAGTTATATCAGCTTGTTTGCCTATATCAGCTAATGCTTTTTCTACAGCAGCAGAAACCGCTTTAAATTGTTCAGCGTCAGCTTGTATCCTAATCTTTATTTGTTCGTCAGCCATTATCCTATGGGTTTAGCGTTTTCGTATTTTTTTAGCACTTCTTTAAGTTGGTCATTCGTCATAACCTCTTGTTTCACAAAGTTACGATTATCTATGTCTAACGGAAGTAGGTCATTTGGCTTTATTTTTTTCCCTTTAGGAAGTTGAATATTTAGTAACAATGTTGTTTGCCATCTTATTTTAACCCATTCTTGCTCTTCTTTATTCTTATAGCCATACCACACAAAATCTAACTCAGCCATCGTCATATCCCAAAACAAATGGGGAAGCACTTGGCACTCCCCCATTGTAAATCTCTCTATATCAATCCACTCTAATTTTTTTTTACTCCATCTTTCTTAGACTTCGTAGGTTGCTCAATACCGCTATTCATACTATCGGCTAAAGCAGTCATTACATCCTGAAACTTTTTACCAGCAATACCACCCATATCGTCAATCCAATCACAAACATCTAAATCACTAAATGTAGGTGTTATGCCTTCTTTATATAGGGGATATTCTGCAGCAGCCTTTAACAAGTTTGTTATTGCTTCTAAAGAATTGTTCCCAGATATTGCTTCTCCAATATCAGATGGTCCGATGCCTTGCAACTGACAAAATCTTTTTAAAGACCATGTGCAGAAACGCATTGGTATGCTTGTGCCATCCGAAAGTGTTAGTTCGTAATGTCCTCTCATATATGTTGTTGTTTTTGGTTATTAGTTAGTAGCCTGAGTCAATTGACCTGTTCCTGTGAAAGATACAGAGTAAGTTACTGGAGACTCCATGTCAGCAGTAATATCCATACTTTCAATAAACGCAGAACCAGACCAAATTAAGTCACCTGTTACTGGAGTTGTTCCACTAACTGTAGTAAACTTAACTGTTACAGCAGTTCTATTTGCGATTGCAGTCATTAACTCACCTGTAGTATAGTAAGAAGCTGTAGCAGCAGGATCAACTGTAGCTAAACCATCTGTAGTCAAAGTCCAAGACTTAGCACCACCAATATGGTCTACCCAACCATTACTTTGCTTTGTAGTACTATCTGGTAAGTCTACAGAAAAACTTAAAGAACAAGATGTAGCGTGAGCTACCACTTCTGTTCCTACTAATACAACCAATGAGGTTCCGTTAAATACACCTGATGTTGGCATTTTTTTTTATTTTATTTTTTTATAATATTTGTGTCACAAAATGTTCAAATACAATCACTCTTCTAAAAATATACGCTTGATCTGTGTAATCAAACAAAGCTTGATTTGAGCTCATATTTCTAGTTATAATTTTAAAGTTAGGACTAGCATTAGGATAATTTGCAGGATAAACACCTATAATTTCTAATAACTCGTTAGCCCATTCATCTACTGACTTTTGACCAACTTCTCCTACTTTAGAACTTTTAAAAACTATGTCAAATTGAATTGTAACATTTGAGTGAAAGCTCATTTTGTCACTATTCTCTGCTGATGTCTGACTACTTATAATAAGAAATGGTGGCTCTACATTGTCAGGAGCTATGGTGTCATAACATCCTATTGAATAAGAAGCCGCAGTTAGCTTATCAAAGTAAGCTTTTCTTATAGCATATCCGCAGTCTTTCATTTACACAAATTTAGTGAAATATATTTATATCTTTATCCCTTTGATTCTTTTAATCATACTGCTATATACTTCTGAGTACGCTAAGAATAGATAAGGTCTGTGAGGTAAGTTTACTTGCTTTTTGGGGTTTGGCTTCTTAAAAGTTAAAGCATAAGCCTCTAAGTCTGGCAGGTTTACGTTTGGATAAGCAGGTATTTGGAACTTATACCCAGTACCAAACTCCACATATGGGGCATATTTAACAGTAGTATTATTACCTGCCATAAGTAAAGCACCAGTACTATAGTTAAATGGTTTATGAGTAATACTTGCTCTTAAGGCACCAGTATCCACAGGTGCGTGTTGTTTTGCTCTATTTTGCATAATAATAACAGATTCATCTATAATCTGCTTTACCTGCTTTTCTATTGTTTCAGGAGCTTGTTTAAATCGACTTCTAAGCTCTTTTAAGCCTTCTACTTTAACCCCAAATGTTGCCATTATAATAATGTTGCACAACCAACTAAAAAGTACTTGTTTCTGTCTCCTTCGTTGATTACTGAGTTAATCATGTATTTCTTATTATTAAAATTAATAATAAGTTTATTAGTAAAGGTTTTAGATGTAGTATATCTTATTCTGAATGTAATACTATCGTCTAAGTTGTCCTTTAGGGCAATATTGTCTTTATTCTGATTTTGACGTACTATTTCAGCCCAACAAGTGTAATAGGTAGTTTCTGTATTAACATAGCCACCAGCTCCGTCAGAAGTGCCTGAAAGGCTTTTAAACGTAATCCTATTGTGTAGTTTACCTATCATTATAAAATGTAATTTATTCTCTTATAAGGCTTCATTAATTCGTATGCAGTAGTTAGGTTGGCACTTGGTCTACTTGACTCTACGCTTGACTCTCTGTACTCGTATAGATCAGCTAACATCTTGAAACAAGCTGTTCTCATTGTAGGAGTAGGTTCGCAATAACCACAAGTATATGTAAATCTATATTCGCCTCCTGGATAAGAAACAGTATATACTTTCATGGTATTTGTGCCTAAAGTATAATAATCACCTTCTTCTAATGTTAGCCAATCTTGTCCATTCCAATATTCAACTGACAATAAAACACCAACTGGCACATATGGAAGCTCGATAAACTCACTCATAAAAGCAACTACTTGTAAGTTTCTTTGTGTCATAGCCACACTAGCATATTGCTCTAATCTTACTCTTGCTGAAGTGATTAAAGCTTCAATTAATGCGTCATCTTCTGAATAATCTACTCTTAGATAGTTTTTAGCCTCTGCTAAGGTTATTGCTTCTGAAACAGTATCAGACAAAACCGCTATATCTCTTACAATTTGCATCCTGTATGTTTTTTACAAAAATAGTCAAAATTTAACGCATTAAAAAAGGGGTAGTTTTTGGCTACCCCTTATATTTTAGATTAGTCTAAGACTAAGCTACGTTACCGAAATCTCCGTACACGAATGCACCAGAGTAGTAGATTGGGAATGCGATACGAGCTTCAACACGAACAGTAATCATGTTCTCTGTGAAGTTGTTGCCATCAAACTCAGAGAAACGTACAGAAATACCATCTCTTTGCATGATTTGAGCACCCATAGACCAGTCACCTACTAAGAACTTATCAGCAGCGATTGCTGTAGAAGTGAAGATAGGAATACCAGCGATTGACAATTGACCATTAGTTGTTACGATTGTAGAACCTGGTAAAGAGTAAGCACTATTAGTGTTCTTAGTGTTGATGATGTTAGCCCAATCAGTTGGGTTAATCAAGATACCAGTAGCTGTGTAGTTACTAGCTTCAACTTGTGCAATAGATTGAACTAATTGCTCAACGTCTACAGTTGCAGCACCTGCAAAAGCAGAAGCAACACCAGTTAACCCTTGTAAGTTTGGAGCAGTACCGTTACCACTTAATAACTGAGCATCTTCAGCAACTAAATACTTCTCTAACAATCTTTGTTGTAAGAAAGAAGTCATAGCAGGAACGTCATCTAACATTTGACGAGAGATTCTAACATAACCAGCAATAACTTGTGCAGGAGCATTAGTCATTGTGATGTCGAAATCAACTTGAGCTTTTGCACTACCTTGTACTTGTGCAGCAGGAGCACCTTCACCACCTGTTTCAAGAGGGAAAGTAAACAAACCTTGAGAGATTGTACCTACTGGTAACAAACTTCTAACGTGCACCTTACGAGAAGGTAAGCCATAAACTTGGTTAGCATAAGCACGAGGAATATCACCAGTTAAGTTAACTGCTTCTGTCATATTACCTACAGCTTTAGTATCCATTACAAATGCTGTGTTCTTGATTTCACCAGCACCTAATTTGCCTAATAAATCGGCATTCTTTTCAATTGCTTCAGCTAAAGCACCATTGAAACCTTTTACTTCGTTTTGATTCATTTTTACACGATTGGATTTTGCCTCTAATTTGTCTGCAGCATCTTTAACTACAGCAACTTGAGATTTTAATTCTTCTAATTCAGATTTTACCGCATCTACTGCAGCTACGTTTTCAGCTTTTGCAGCATCAAATTGTCCGTTTAATTCAGACTTGATACCTTCAAAAGCACTTTTAATTTCTTCTACCATTAGTTGAAAATTTTAAATGATTGTAAATATTTGCTAACCTCAATTTCTATGGAAATCATCGGGTTTTCTTCTTCTTCCAATGCCTCTTCTTCTGATTCACCTTCTGGTTGCAATTCAGATG